CCCATTTGTTGATTGTGTCTTCTTTGATAACTTTAAGGTGCTTAAGACCGATGTTACCTACAAGACCTGATTCTAATAATGCTCCCATTTTTAGTATTTTGTTTTGTTTGTTTTATTTGTTTATTTAATTTTGATTACCCAATTTTACTCATCAAATCTTTCATTCTTAAGAATTGAGGATTCTCATAAGTTTTTGATTCAATTAGGGTAGTTGATGAACCTGTAGAAACATTCTTGTTTAATTTAGTTTCGACTGATTCATTAATTGGTGTTGATTCTGTATTAGACAATTCATCTTTAATTGACTTATAAAGATTTTTTGATTCTTTCAAAGTATCTACATTATCGAATCTTCTAAGAATGTTAATTTTTTCTTTTTTAGTAGTCGAATGTTCAGTGAACAATCTTGTAGCATATGCTAAGTTTGAATTGAAGATTGCAACTTCATTAAGTTTTTCTCTAAAAACATTTAATGCTTTTCTGTATTCTTCATTCTTTTCTCTCAACATATTAACTTCTTCTTGAGTAGATTCTGTTCTAACACCATTTTTACCATAAACAAAGTTTCTGTTAGGTGTAATGCCCTTTCTCAATCCTCTACCTTCTTTTGAACCCATTCCATAAGATCTAGATGCTTCTTTAGTTTCTTCCTTTTCGGAAACTTTTGTCTTTAGAGTGCCACCTTTTTTGGTTGTAAAATCTTCACCACTGTGTGTTTTAGATTTGTCACCTTTGTTCATTCCGTAATCACCCTCTTTTGTTTCAGCCTTAACAACTTTTGACTTACCATCTGTATTTTCACCTTTAGGGAAAGATTTCGCCTTTGTTGCACTACCAGTCCCCTGTTTAGGATTCGCCATTTTCATTTTTTCGTTGAATCCTCCTTTTGTCGGTTTAATGGTTTGTTTACCAGGTCCATTTCCTAATCCAACACCTTTAGGTTTAATTGTTAATTTTGCTTCTCTAACAGATCTTCTGTGGTTGTAAGATTCGTCCAAATCTTCTTCTTCATCCATGTACATTTCATCCATGTCCATTTCATCCATGTCCATTTCATCCATATCCATTTCATCCATGTATTCTCCTTCTTCAAGGTCTTCTCCTTCTTCAAGATCTTCTCCTTCTTCAAGGTCGTCTTCTTCGAATTCAATTTCATACATAACTTCTTCTTCTTGGTCCATGTCGATATCACCAACATTTCCGTCTTGGAAAATAGTTTTGATAATTCCATCAATATCCTTATTGTCCATTTCGTCCTCTTCTAAATCCATCATTTCATCTAGTTCTTCATATTCTTCCTCAGACTCACCAAGCTTGATTAGATATTCTACATCAGCGTCATCATCCTTTAAGTGGATTTCTTCATCGTCTTGTTTAACAATGATTCCATCTTCTTCACCCATAGCTTTGAACACCTTTAGAATTTCTTCATCAGAGGCATCTGTTAAATCGATTGGACTTTCTTCAGAATCCATGTCCATGTCCATATCAAATTCCATGTCCATATCCATTTCATCTTCATTATCAGCATCAACATCGGTATCGATGTCTGCATCTAATTCAACCTCATCTTCCATATCTTGTTCTGATAGAGATTCTTTTACTAATTGATTGATTTCTTCCTTCATAGTTGAAGCAAGTATTCCTTTTGCATTTTGGGCGATTGCCTCTTCAACGTTTTTCATTTGAATTAGCGCCTCTTTTACTAAGTTTTTGTTTTCTTGCATGAAAAAAATAATTTTTATTTCACCATATAAATAGTATCCAAAATGAAAAAATTCATTTTACAAATACTACTGACAAAGATTTATTAAGTTTTATATCATAAATACCTATAAAACAAAAAAAGTGATTAGTTTCCTAATCACTTTAATTTGTGAACTACGTAATAGAATTAGTCAATTACCTCGTCAATTTTACTTTCAGATACTGAAGTAATTCTCCAATCGTGAGTGAATCCTTCGTATTTCTTAGTAACCTTTGCCTCGACATCAGTTACACAGAAACCATTCACCAATTTCTCTTCTCTTACCTTTTTAATTTTACCTGTATTTTCATCAGGAAAATCATACTGAATTTTTGCTACAAAATATTTTTCGTCCATAATTTTATTTTCCCAAAAAATCGGTTAATTTTTTCATTAAGTCAACTGACTTTTCAACGTAGTCGTTAGTCTGCTTAGATTTTTTTTCTTCTTCCAAATTTTCCTCATATTTGCTTCGTTCATCTGGATTGGTAAATAAATACGCACCTGGAGTTGATGGTGATGAAACTAAATCAAAACAAATTAATTCAAAATCATCTTGAACCTCATTTCTTTCCCCTACTTTTTTTAGAGATCCAACACCACGTGAGGATATCCCCAAAGTAACACCTTGTCTCATTAAATTTGCCGCTTGGTCTCCTTTAGTTGAAACAACACCTCTTTCATGAAATCCTGGTGATGTCAATAACTTCAATTTACCCATCAATATATTTTTATCCCACCATATATCAGTGATGATGTGAGATACCCTGTCTAAGTCAATTAAAGACGATTCAGGGTGATTTAATTCTGAAGTTGATAATCCTTTTGCGATTGCTTGCTTGTATCTATCGGCTTCTCTCTTTAATATCCTTTCAGGGTAAGTTCTACCATTTCGGTTGGGAGTATCGTATTTCTGAAGAACTGCATAAAATTCGAAAGGATTTCTATAATCCAAAGTTGATGCTTCTTTCAAAACTTCAATGTTTTGTATATCTTTCGGAGATACCCATCCCGCGTCCATTTCAATCAATATGCCGTGTCCTGATTCACTGGCTTCTAAAATCCTTAAATTTTTCATTTAATATTTTTTAGATAAATATACAGAATTCCATTGTTTAAACTTCAGAAGGTTTTTTTGAAATGGAAAAATCAAAATATTGGTTTCTACAAACATTATTTTGATAAATTGTTTTTACAATATTTTTCACAGATTCTTTGATTGTTTGGGACCTAAAATCAGTGTTTATTGTTGTATATAGATTTATTTCCAAATTAAAAAATGATTTTTTCCCTTTTGAGATGCCGCTTGTTCTTAGGTCTAAGTCAACAATATTTTTGTCTAAAAAAATATTTTGGTCTATAGATTCCGTAACTGAATTTTTAATTTCTCTATTTAAATTACTGACAACACGGGTCCAATTGTATTCTTCATTTTTTGGAGTCACCCAAGATTGTATATTTATATATACTGATTTCAAGTTTTTGGAATCGACTGTTCCATAAATTGACTTGATGGGGTGATAGAGGTTAAGTTTCACACTTTTCCCTTTTTTCATTTATTCTATTTTGTATGAGTTTATTTTATTTTCAAATAAAAATAGTTATAAAATATCCTGATGTCAAAATTTTTTGTATATTTGTTGATATTTCTTATATATGTTAATCGTCAAAATAAAACAAGGTGAAAGTATTGAGAGAGCAATCAAAACTCTCAAATCAAAAGTTGTAAAAACAAAACAAAATCAAATTTTGTTTGATAATCGTCAATTTACAAAAAAATCTGTGGTCAGAAGAACACAGATTTCTAAGGCAAAATATATACAACGTAAAAAAGATAATTTAGATTGATTCTTCTAAATTTTTAAGTTTCAAAAAATTTATTTGATCAAATTTCTCTATTTTAATTTTTTCTATGGTTTCAGAAATTTTGTTTTTCATTTCCTGAGAATCCTCGTTTTCCAAAATAGTTGTCAACTTTGTTATTGCGTTTTCTTTGATGCTTTGAAATTTATTTTCTAATGTATTTGCATCTTCAGAAACTATTTGAAAAAATTCTTTTTTTGTGTTTTCATCCAAAGATTCTATGTAATTACTAATCGTTTGATTAGCAACTGCAACCATCGAGCTGATTGGAATATTAACACTTTCTTTGATTGATTCTTTTTCAGAGGTTAAAACATTTATAATGTTCTTTTTAGCCTCAACTCTCTCCAACAAATTGATATTTTTACTATAAACTAATATATCAATATCTTTGTATTTATTCTCAATTTTTTGAGACATAGATGTTGGTAACTTGATTGAGGGTAAAATATTATTTAATAAATTTACACCTTCTTCAATAAAAATTTTGGAATCCTGTTCACTTAATCCCTGTGGTGAACTCAGTTGGTCGTATATCGCATACGCTCTTGAC